ATGGGCCCTAACATCAAAACTGGAGCACTGATGGTCGATAAGGTGAAAGGTCAGCGTCTGGTGGCGGAGAAGTTTATGGATGCCATTAGGACAGGACAGGGCACTCCCGCTCAGAAAGAGATTGCGAAGCAGATGCTGGAAATTATGAAGACGCTCAATGGCCCCACGAGACGGTTTGTTGAATATTTAGGATTTTAGGGTGTCCTGATGCCGACTCATCGCGACTGGTGTTTCCAGTGCGGGCGCACGACGGCGCATAGCCAGACGGCGCAGGGATGGGTACAATGTACGGCGTGCGGATTTGTTGGAACATTTCTCACCACGGATGGCGAGTCGATTGAGGCCATCCCACAGAAGAAAGTAGCAAGCGATGGCAAAGTATCCACATTTACCGAAACCTCCTAAAGGAGGGAGAGCGGGTGTTGAAAGTCAACTCATGACGCGCGAAGGGAAGAGGCCAGCTTTTGGGGTGCTCGTCCCCAAAGAACGTGACATCAGGGATACGGTGCGATATAGACGGTTGGCGGGATCGGAGGGGTTCCAAACCGTCAAACCTGAAGCCGCGCAGAAAGCGTTTGACCTGCGCGAGAAAGCAAAACATTTTAGACAGCGCGCGGATTCGGATAAGACAAGGTTTGTGTTGAGAGAGAAGAGTTCCAGAGAAACCGCGGCTCGACTTGATCGTGAGTCGAAAGAAGCGCTGAATGACTTAGAAACGCCCAGAAAAGTGACCGCCAACGTGCCGAAGCGAGCCACGTCGCCAAGGTCAAATACGGCGCGTGAGGAACGCAATCTCCGGGGAGACAGCTAAGGATGCTTTTGGCGGATGGATTTGACGAGGCCTTCATTGGGGTGGGACGTCGGTGTGGCCAGAAAGATATTGCGGTCTACTCGATTCCGAAAGCCATTGAGGTGTTGAGAACACGCGATGGGATGACGGAAGCGGAAGCGGAAGAGTTTCTGGAGTTCAATTCCATCGGGGCGTGGGTGGGTGACGAGACCCCGATCTGGCTGGAAGCCATGGATGCCGCGACCTGTGAAGCATTGATCCCTGATGACGAGCGCGCCATTCCGGTCGTCTCCTGATGGGATTCAGCGATCCGTCGCATCCGGTCTGGAAGATTGCGCGGGTGCTCGTTTTGTGTGTGGCGCTGTTGACGATGCAGTTGTTGACCGCGACGCAGTATGACCTGGCGATTGACGGCGAGGCGGGGACGCTGGCCGGACTGGCGGTGCTGATGTTGGTTCAGGAGTTTCGGCGACCATGAGCGACGACCTGGATGTCGTCTCGACGATTCGTGCGCTGCGTGCGGAACGCACGGCGGGAAAATATTTTAATTATTTCCCCGACTGCACGGATCAATGCAATCCGCGGTCGCGGGATCTGGACGACCACGTCGGGATGTGCCGGGTGTTGTATCAGAAGCACCTGCGGTTTTTTGCATCACGGGAGCGGGAACGGTTGATGATTGCCGCGAACCGGATCGGGAAGACCCAGGCCGGGGCGTATGAAGCCACCGCGCATTTGACGGGGCTGTACCCGGACTGGTGGACGGGGCGACGCTTTGACGAGCCGGTGTCGTTTTGGGCCGTGGGCGATACGTCGAAGACGGTGCGCGATATTGGGCAGTTGGAAATGATGGGGCCGATGAACGCGATCGGCAGCGGGTTTATTCCGCGGCATCTGATTGAGCATTTCTCGCGGAAGCCGGGGGTGACGGATGCGATTGAAACGGTGTGGGTGAAGCACAAGGAGCGCTATCACGGCGCACCGTGCCTCTCGGAGTTGGGGCTGAAGAGCTACGACCAGCGCCGGGAATCGTTTCAGGGCACGAAGAAGCACGGCATCTGGTTGGACGAGGAACCGCCGGATGATATTTACATCGAGTGTCTGCTGCGCACGGTGCAGACCTCCGACTTTGCAGGCGGGATGATGATGTTGACGTTTACGCCGCTTCAGGGGTTGACGCCGCTGGTGTTACAGTTTCTCCCTGGCGGCCAGTTGCCCGACACTCCGCAGGAGGCGCTGGCATGATCGGACGCATGAAGGCGACGGTGGTGGGCTGGCTCGTGGGGCGACATATGCGATCGCTGATGAAGGTCTCTGAACTGGACCGGCAGGCCAAGCGGGACATCGTGGAGACGGTCGTGCAGACGGTGAAAAATATGGTGCAAGGGAAACATACCATCAAGACGGAACCCGTGCTCTTTGGTGGCGCGGTGACGATTGCAGTGGCCCTCGCCGCCGCGTTTGGCCTTAACCTGACGGTTGAGGAACTGACCGTCACCGTGTCCACCGTGATTGCGATTGTGAGTGTTGTCCAGCGGAGATTCGTGTCTCCGGTGCGTTCACCACGGACCCCGCCTTCGGGGTCCAGTTTTCCACGGGAGTCGTGATGGGATTTTTACAAGCAACACTGAAAATCGTGCCGTTCGTGGTGGAAGCGGTGCAGTGGGTCGAGCGGTTTGTCCGTCGCAAAGGCCGGGAAAAACAGGATGCGGCCCTGCAAATGATTTTGTCGATGCTCTCGGTGGCTGAACATGCGAAGGAAGTGGACCTCTTGGACGATGAGGAAGTCGAATCGGCCACGCGGAAGGTCATTGACGCGATTGTGGCACTGGAAAACCTCTTGAAGAAAAAGAAGTCGTAAATGCCGAAATTCGTGGTCATGGCCGATTGGGACGACGTGCCGCACCTCTCAGAGGCGGAAAAAGTCGAACTCTTGGCCTCGATTCCCCCGCATCAACGTGATGCGCGGACCAAAGGGGTGCCACAGCTCGGGTCTGGCGCGATTTACCCGGTGCCTGAAACGGACATTCTGGTCGAGGATTTCGAGATTCCCCTACATTATGCGCGTGGCTACGGGATGGACGTGGGGTGGAACTGCACGGCGGTGGTGTGGGTGGCCTTGGATCGCGAGACAAGCGTGCGGTATATTTATGCGATTCATAAACGCGGGGAAGCGGAACCGTCGATCCATGCGGACGCGGTGCGATCGCGTGGCGTCTGGATTCCCGGACGCATTGACCCGGCAGCGCGTGGCCGTGGGCAGAAGGACGGCGCACAATTACTGCAGGACTACATTGATTTGGGATTATATTTAGACGTTGCGCCGAATGCGGTCGAGGCTGGACTCTTGGATGTCTGGCGGTCGTTAAGTACCGGACAGTTGAAGGTCTTTAAGTCCTGTCGCGCGTGGCTGGAAGAATTTCGACTGTATCGCCGAGACTTGAAAGGCCGCGTGGTGAAGCAGGAAGACCATCTGATGGATGCGACGCGGTATGCGGTGGTGTCCGGCGCGGAGTGGATGACGGTGGAACCGGTGACGGAGACAGATAAGTCCGCGACGTTTCGGTATCTCGACGTGGCGCGCAATGCGTCATTGGGCTGGATGCATTAGAAAGGGATGCGATGTTGAGTAGTCTGGGAGTGGATATTCTCGAATACTGGAAAGAGAATAAACCGCAGATGGTGAAGGCGTTTCAGCATAAGGGAATCCTTGACGAGATGGTCGATGATATGACCAGACGTGTGGGGAACATTGAAATCGACGCATTGCGTGCGGGGATGAGTGATGACCAAGCGCGTGAACTCGGGCGCGCGGAATATATGCCAGAACTGGATCAGATTGATTGGTCGATACTGTAATGGCGAAGATCACGAAAGCGCAGGCCGTGGGAGCTGCTGTGGAATCCTTAACGATGCAAATTGACGCGGTGACGCTCCACGCTATTCTTTCGGCGGGGGAAGATGAGTTTGTGCGCGTGGCGAAACGTGAGTGGGTAGGACACGGATTCAACAGGGATGATTTACGCGCCGCGTTTCATCAGTTATCGGTAATGGCCGGGAAATATCAGCAGACGACGCCGAGGGTGATGTAACTGATGCCGTACGATCCAACAGGAAGTGGGTTTCAGGTCGTCGAGGGCGACGACGTCACCGACGAGACGCTCAATCTCTCCACGGAGAAGCGTGAGACGATTGAACAGTTTTTAAGTCTGGCCCAGATGCGCTTTCGTACCGTGGTGGAGGCGGAGACCGTGCTGCGGCAACATATGCTGGAGGACTTACGGTTCCGTGCGTCGGAACAATGGCCTGACAACGTGCGGTCGATGCGCGAGCAGGATGGTCGGCCCTGTCTCACGGTGAATCGTATTCCGAGTTTTATTCGTCAAGTGACGAATAATCAGCGGGCCTCGCGTCCGGCCGTGCAGGTCAATCCAGTGGGGGACATTGCGGATGTCGAGACGGCCGAAGTCTTACAGGGCATTGTGCGACACATCGAAACGAAAAGTGATGCGGACGTGGCCTATGCGACGGCCGGGGATCATCAATGCACGATGGGCCGTGGGTATCTGCGTGTCGTGACGAAATATCTCGATGAGAGTGATGATCCTGCCACGATGGATCAGGAAATTGCCCTGGCACGGATCTCGAATCCGTTTTCGGTTTATCTCGATCCGTCTTGTCAGAAGTTTGATAGCTCTGATGCGCGGTATGGGTTTGTCGTGGAGGATCTCCCTAAAGGGGAATACCGGTCACGCTATCCCACTTCTCAGATGGCAGAACTCTCAGAGTTCACCTCCACTGGGAACATGCAGCCGGAATGGATGCCAGAAGGGAATGTGCGCATCGCCGAATATTTTTATCTGGAAGAAACGAAGGAGGACGTGGTCTTTCTGGAAGGAGCGGATGGGAATCGCTTCTCCTTGCCGAGCCGAGAGATGACCTCGTCCAATCGAGCATCGGTGCCGGAAGGGGTCAAGATTCTGGGTGAGCGTGAAGTCACCACGCGGACGGTGCGCTGGGCGCTGATTAATGCTGTGGAGATTCTTGAGGGCAATGAGGATCATACTGCGGGGCGCGACTGGCCAGGGAAATACATTCCCATTATTCCTGTCTTGGGGGATGAAATCAATATCAACGGGGTGCTCGACTATCGCGGCATTGTTCGTGATGCCAAAGACCCCCAGCGGATGTACAACTACTGGGTCTCGGCCGAAACCGAAATGATTGCGCTGGCTCCGCGCGCGCCGTTTGTGGCTGCGGAAGGTCAGTTTGAGGGACATGAAGAGAAGTGGAAGACGGCCAATGTCCGAAACTATCCCTACCTCGAATACAAGCCCAAGACGATTGCGGGCCAACTGACCGCTCCTCCGCAGCGGCAAAGCTGGGAACCCCCGATTCAGGCCATGACGATGGCCATCGCGCAGTCAGACAATGACCTCAAGGCGACGGGAGGGTTTCACGATGCGTCGCTGGGCCAGCGCGGGCCACAAGAATCCGGGAAGGCGTTGCGAACTCGGCAGCAGCAGGATGAGATGGCGAACAGCCATTATCTGGACAATCTCGCGCGGGCCATTCGTCAGGTAGGACGGATTGTGGTGGATCTGATTCCGAAGATTTATGACACGGCGCGGGTGATGCGCATCACGGGACTGGATGAGCAGGAACGGAATGTCATGGTGTTTTCTGGCCAAGACAATCGTCCTCCACAACCGCAAGAACAGCCACCTCCACCCGGTATTCAAGGCATTTATGATCTCGGCCTGGGACGGTACGATGTGTCGGTCTCAGTCGGGCCGAGCTTCCAGAGTCGTCGCCAGGAATCGGTGGATGCGCTGGTGCAGTTTGTGCAGGCCTACCCGAATGCGTTCCCGCTGATTGGGGATCTGTTGGCCGAGAATATGGATTGGCCGGGGGCCAAGCAGGTGGCCGAGCGCCTGAAGAAAATGTTGCCGCCGCAGTTGCAGGAGCGTGCGGATATGCAGAACCTGCCGCCGGAAGCGCAGCAGCGTCTCCAGCAGGTGGAGATGCAACTGCAGCAGGTGACGCAGGCGTATCAGCAGGCCCAGCAGGCGATTCAAACCGATCAGGTCAAGCATCAGGCCGAGGTGACGATGAAGGATCGGGAACTTGCCGCCGACGCGGCGTCGCAGGAACGGGAGCTGCAGGCCAAGATGCAGTTGGAGCAGATTAAGCAGGAATCGGAGAGTGCGCGCACCTTGGCGAAGATTGATCAGGAGCGCGCCAGTGAAATCTTAAACACCAAGATTACGCAATTGGAGAATCTGATTGCGCGGAATGTTGAACAGTCCAATAGGGAAGAAGCGCGGTTTGAGAAAATGGCGAAGCCGACGCCACCGCCCCAATCCCAACCCCAACAGTCGCCACAACGTCCACGGCCGCCGAGAGGGACTTAACGGATGGTCTTTTTTCTGGCACACTAGGGTGAGGTAGAAACTTTATGACAGTTACGATTGCGAGCACGACGGATACATCCGCTCAGGTCAAAGAGGCGGCCAAGCCTACGCAAAAGGAATTTGCGCTCACGGCAGAGACGGGAGAATCGCCGCCGTCCACATCCGACGAGACGTCGCGATCAGATGGGGCGAATGTAGCGAGAACGGAGTCGCCAGCGGCTGAAGCGGTGTCCGAGTCGGTGCCAGAATCTGAGGTTGAGGCGAAAGAGTCCGATGAGGCTGTCGAAGCGACCGATGAGGCTGTCGAGGCGACCTCTGATGACGAGGCAGAAGACGTAGAAGCGTCGGCTGAAGCGGTTGAGGAACCGACCGAGACGGAGCCGCAGACCTCGAAACCGAAGCGACGTCGGCGCGGTCGGTCGTATAAGGAACGAGCGAGTCAACTGTCGCGTGAGAAAGCCGCAGAAACTCTTCGCGCCGATCGTCTGGCGGCAGAGCTGACGGCGATACGCATACAGCAGTCGCAAGTTCAGGCCCAGCAGCCTCCGGTGGCTCCCACGGATGATGAGGTGTCGGCGCGGGAGTCGTCGTCTGAAGAGACGGACACGGCATCCGCGAAGGACGCTGGGGCTCCTGATCAAGAGAACTTTGAGACGTACGAAGAGTATGCCGAAGCGTTGGTGGAATATAAAGTTAAGCAACAGGTTGCGAAACATCTTCACACACAGGAGGCTCAACAGCGCGACAGCATCGCGCGCGACCGAGCCCAACGTGCCCAGGAACAGGTTGTCGCTGCGCATACCGCGCGAATCGACACCTTCCGTTCGGAGCATGATGATTTCGATGCTGTGATCGATCAGGGAAAGGATTTACCCTTATCCCGTCCCATGCAAGATGCAGTGGTGAATTCTGAATTGGGTCCGGCACTGATGTATCACCTCTGTCAGAATCCTGAAGAGTGTGATCGCATTGCGGGGCTTCATCCAGTGTTGGCCCTGAAGGAAATGGGCAAACTAGAAGCGCAGATAGAGACTGCTTCGACCGGCCCGGTCTTGTCTGCCACGTCTATAACGAAAGCACCCCGACCGATCAAGCCGGTAGGTGGGGGCGCGACCGCGTCTACGATCCCGTTAGACCAGATGGATTATCAAACCTACAAGCGCGCTCGGGAAAAGGAAATCCGAGCCGAGTTGGAAGGCGGATAACGGCGGTTGTTGGCGCAAGTGAGTACTGATCATGGCAAATACCCTGTTAACCATCTCCATGATTACGCGGGAAGCCCTGCGGGTCTTGGAGAACAATCTGACGTTCACCAAACAGGTCAATCGGCAATACGATGACCGGTTTGGTGTGGAAGGGGCCAAAATTGGCACCGTCCTGAACGTCAGAAAACCCCCGCGCTACGTCGGCCGAACCGGGGCGACGTTGTCGGTTGAGGACGCGACCGAAACGCAGGTGGCGGTGACCCTCGACACGCAGTTTGGTGTCGATATCAATTTCACCTCCGAAGACCTGGCGTTGAAGATCTCGGACTTTTCCAAGCGGTTCATTACTCCCGCCGTGGCGACGATCGCCAACAAGATCGACTATAGCGGGATGGCGCTCTACACCAGCGTCTACAATTCGGTAGGCGTATCCGGCACACCGGGGCCGTCCACATTGCTGGACTACCTGAATGCCGGGGTGGCGCTTGATAACGAAGCGTGTCCCATGGACGGGGCGCGTTCAATCTGCATTACGCCGCTGCAACAGGCGAAGATTGTCGATGCACTGAAGGGCTTGTTCCAACAGTCCTCGGCCATCGCGAGCCAGTATCGGCGTGGGCAGATGGGCACCGCAGTGGGATTCGATTGGTACATGGATCAGAACTGCAACACCCATACCACGGGCACCTTCACAACCGGCTCGACGCCGTTGGTGAAGGGCGCGTCGCAAACGGGAGCATCCCTCATTACGGACGGCTGGGCCAACAGCACAGCGGTCATCAAGAAGGGTGATGTCTTCACGATTGCGAACGTCCATCATGTCAACCCGCAGTCGTTGCAGAGTACTGGCGCAGTCCAGCAGTTTGTGGCGACCGCTGATGGCACGTCGGATGGAAGTGGGAATCTCACCATTTCGATCTCGCCGTCCATCACGACCGGGACCGGGTTCCAGACGGTCGATGGGTCACCGGCGGACAACGCCGCCATTACCATGGTGGGCGCAGAAGCCAAGCAGTCACCACAGGGACTCGCCTTCCACAAGGATGCGTTTACCTTGGCGATGGCCGATCTGCCGTTGCCGCAAGGCACCGACATGGCGGCTCGCGTGAGTGATAGTCAGTTGGGGATGAGTATTCGACTTATCCGTGACTACGACATCACGAACGACAAATTCCCATGCAGATTGGACGTGCTGTTTGGGTGGGCCGCGCTACGGCCTGAACTAGCCTGTCGTATACAGGGCTAGGCGCTCGTCTCTCATGCGCCGGGGTGGAGACTAGGCCACCCCGGCGTAGGTTTGACTGATTTCGAGAGGGGGCGATATGGGTGACGACTACGTCTATCAGGCCTACCCGAAGTGTATCTATGTGCAAGATGCGCAGGGGCACATCTCTGCAGAGATTGTGCAGAGTCCCGACGATCTCAAGGGACTGTCGTATGCGGAATCTCCAGCGGGGCCATTTGGGGGGTCCAAGGCGAAGGTGAAACAGCCTCGCAAGACCAAGCGGAGTAAGGCGTGACGGCCAACGAATTGATTTCACGCACACTGCGGACGTTAGGGGTACTGGCTTCGGGAGAGACGGCCACCAGCTCTGAAATGTCGGATGCGTTCACGGTGTTGAACAACATGGTGGACACCTGGGCGACCGAGCGCCTCACGATCTATACCGTGGCGCGCACGGTGTTTGATCTGGCCGCGGATACGCAGGACTACACGATTGGCACGGGGGGCGCGTTTAACATTGTGCGTCCCGTGTGGATTGTCGGGGCGAGCGTGATTCCCGACAAGACCGCGTCGGGTGCGCAACTGTTGGAGTTGCCGATTGCGGAGTCGATTACGGTGAATGACTGGCAGAACGTGAGCGTCAAGGGACTGACGTCCACATTTCCCACGCAGTTTTATAACGACAAGAATTGGGTCTCGGGGTTGGCGACCATCAGCGTGTGGCCCATTCCGAACAACAGCAACTGTCAGATGGTGTTCTATACGCCGACCGCGTTGACGGCGTTTGCGGACCTGACGACGGCATATACCTTTCCGCCGGGGTATGAAGAGGCGCTTAAATATCAGCTTGCGCTTCGGCTGGCCCCGGAGTTCGGATCGCAGCCGTCGCCGGACATTCGGATGTTAGCCTCGGATACGTTTGCGAATATCAAGCGGGTCAACATCGACGACGACACGCTGGGGATTGACGCCGCGCTGCTGGCGCGGGGCGGACGCTACGACTGGCGCACGGATCGCTACCGATGATTTTTCCTGCGTTTGTCGGCCCGTCGTATGTGTCCCAAAGCCCGAAGGCGGCCGTGCAGCGCTGTATGAACTGGTATGTGGAGCAGATTGAAGCGTCGGGAGAACCGTTCAAGACCGCGCTCTTTCCCACACCGGGGTGTGCGGAGTTTGCGACGGCCTCCCAGTCGCCCGTGCGCGGCATGATCGAGCAGAACGGCCGCTGTTTTGCGGTGATTGGGCAGGTGTTTTACGAAGTGAAGACGGATGGCACGCTGACGAATCATGGCACCGTGACGTTTGATACCAACCCGGCGACGTTTGCGGCGAATGTCGATGCCGGGGATGAGATTTTTGTGACCAGTGGCCAGAAGGGCTACATCTTTACGTTAAGCACGGACACGTTTGCCGAGGTGTTGGATAGTGGCGGCGCGTCGCTGGGGGTGGAGCAGGGGGAATTCCTGGATGGCTTCTTTTTGGGGCTGGACTCCACGACGTCTACGCTGAAGATTTCTGATGCGAATGACGGCACGACGTGGCCTGCGTTGCAGTATGCGCAACGCACCGCCGGATCCGATCCGTGGCAGGCGATAGTCGTGGCCCATCGTGATATCTGGCTCTTTGGGCAGCAGACGAGTGAGGTCTGGTACAACGCGGGCACCAGTCCGTTTCCGTTCGCGCCGATTCCCGGCGCGTTTCTGGAAGAAGGCATCGTCGCGCCGTTTTCCGCGCAGCGATTTGGCAATACGGTGGTCTGGTTAGGTTCCTCGGAAGAGGGTGCGGGCGTGGTGTACATGGCGAATGGCTACAATCCACAGCGGATTTCTACGCACGCGGTGGAGTTTGCGATTCAGGGCTATGCGCGGGACGGCATTTCGATTTCCGATGCGGTGGCGTTTACCTATCAGGAAGATGGCCATGTGTTCTATGTCCTGAATTTCCCCACGGCGAAGGCGACCTGGGTGTTTGATGGCACGACGCAACTGTGGCACGAACGTGGAACGTGGAACGCGGATAAGGTGGAATACCAGGCGTGGCGTCCGCAATACCATGCGTATGCCTTTAACAAGCATCTCGTGGGCGACCGCGAGCTGGGTACGATTTACCAGATGGGGCTCGACAAGTTCGTTGATGCCGGGGGCGGCCCGATTCGCCGGTTGCGTCGGACCCCGCACCTCTCGTTTGACGACAACTGGCTGTTCTATAAATCGTTTCAGGTGGTGCTGGATGCGGGGATTGGCCTGACGAGCGGGCAGGGGAGCGATCCCCAGGTGATGATGCGCTGGAGCAGTGATGGCGGCCAAACCTGGGGGAATGAGCATTGGGTGTCGGCGGGGAAGATTGGCGAGTTTGGCACGCGGGCGCTCTGGCGTCGGCTGGGGCGTGGGTACGATCGTGTCTTTGAAGTAGCGGTGACCGATCCGGTGCCCTGGCGCATGGTGGGAGCGTATTTAAGTATGGGCCAGGGATTGTCGAGGATTTAGATGGCGCTGGCGGAAGTTCCATTTCGCGTCTCCTTGGTAGAGGGCTCGAACCAGTTTCTTTCGAGGTTCTGGCTGCGCTACTTCCAGTCTGTGGTGGACGTGGTCAACAACTCGGCACGGAAGCTGTCGCTGACGTCCTTAACCGCGCAGGGAGCGTCGGTGTCGGCCACGGCGTTAGATACCGGGGCGTTGGATCCGGGACTCTATCGCATCACGTACAGTGCGCGGGTCACACGCGCCGCGACGACGAGTTCGAGTCTGACGGTGACGATTAGCTGGATGGATGGGGATGTGGCGCAGTCACAGAGTGGGGCGGCGATGACCGGGAATACGACGACCACCGAACAAAACGGAACGGTGTTCGTGCATAATGGCACGAACACGCTGGTCGCGAATGACGTGGTGAAATACGCCACGACGTATGCGAGTTCGGGCGCAACCTCGATGCAATACAGCCTGTATGTGCTGGCGGAGCAGATTGGGTAGAAATGACCGACGACGAGCTAAATGCGCTCTATCCGAACCGAGCGGCGCAAATTCGTGCAGGCAACGTAATTGAGGCGTCGGGGGCGGGCGACCGCCAGCGGGAATCGGATCGACGTAAAGCTGGGCCGTGGTACAAGAATACGGCGGGGTTCGATAACCCGGCGACGTGGGCGTCATTGGCGCTCTTGGGTGGTGCGACGGTGCCTGAGATGTTTTTTAGTGCAGGTGGTGCAGCAGGAAGTGGAGGGAGTGCAGCAGCGATGAATCAGAACAGATTATTAGGTGTAGGGGGCGGCTACGGTCATCGAGGGACGATTAATAATTTAATGCCCGGTAACGGTGGTTCATCGTCATGGGTGAAACGGTTAAATCCGTTTGGTGAGAATTCGTTGTGGGGTACTAAAGCCTG